ACCGATCACTTCTCATTACAATACCTAATGGATTACTAAAATTAACCCCATTAATTGTACCTGAACCAATATACATTCTGTATGATGGTGAATATAAATACCAAAATACTTCATTACCATAATTATTTCCACCAGGACATTGATTATTATAATCAGGGTAATCGTTTGAAATTAAGAATGATCCTCCTGCAACATAATAAGGGTATATACTTGGGGTATATGTTGGTGTTGAAGGTGTTGGTGAACTTGTCACAACACTAGTTGATGATGCTACATTCAATAATGGTAACATAAGACATCCAAACGACGTGTTTAATGTTTGTGTTGATGTGGTAACCAATGATGAATTCATTATTGGTAATCCCGCAGACGCCGAATACGGTGTTGCAATACCTGAGTTATTGGAATCGGTTGATAAATAATAGTAAGGTAATAATGATGCGTTATTCGGATACGTATTCATTAATGTCGTGTCAGGGACATATGTAAATGATTTACCATAAATAGACCTTTGTGTCGGTCCAATAAATGGTGTATTATCTATCGCACTATGTTCAATCGGTTTTTTACCGTCTGAGTATCCTCTGATTGGGTAGTTAACTCTATAATTACCTGTTACGGTTACCTGTGCTCCAGAACCTAATGTCCAACCAAATATAGTACTTAAATTATACTGAATTGTTTGTTTATCAGTATAAGGATCAACACCTCTAACAAAAAATACCAACCCTAAATTTTGGTAGTCTTGGAATTCATACAATGCGGTTTTTTGATTTTCATAACTATCAGTATCGTTATTATAACTTTCGTATCTATATCTTATTTTATGTAAAAGATATTCTTTAGGGAATTTATAATTTGCACTTGTATTTGATTGACTTAAAAAGTCCTGTACCGTCATACCCGTAATTACTTGATAGTATTCCATATCTGCAGGGAACCTATATGATCCGTCATTATTGGTTTGAGTTATTGTGATATTTTGGAGGATATTAGTTGTCCACGTTCCGTCAGACGGATTCGCATAATAAATTGGAATAGTTGTAGTTCCTGTGGTTGTAGTTCCTGTAATTGAGAACGTATTAAATTGGTTACCCGCAGTAATACCAGTAATTCTATCAATATCTCCACTCAACGCAGGATTTTGGAACGATACCATATCACCCGCAATAAACTGATTTTGGGCACCCCAATCAACTAACGCAACAACAATTTGATCTTTAAACGGTGATCCTCCATTAACACTAGTTTCAATTACATTTATACCGTTAAAATATTTATCTCTCAAATTAAAAGAATTTAATTTTTGTGACCAAGGTTCTGTAATTGGGTATCCATATTCATCGGATCCAGCTTCTTTCCTTGTTAAGAAACTTCTTGACCCTCTTCTCGCGTTAGACCCTGTTTCATCAACACCTGAATATATTTGTAAGTAATTATTTTGTGCCGTTTGTAATTCTGAGGGATCATCATTTTGTATATTTCCATAATATGGGTTAAGATTTGTATTATCGTTCAAATACATCGCACTAATTGATGTGTCAGCCAAGAAACTGGTATTAACATCACCAGGAGGTAATATATCATCAGTTTCTATTTCATCATAAGATGTGTCTTTTGATTCACAATTACAAGAATCACAATCAGGATATGACATCATTGGTAATGCGAATCTTGTGAAATTCTTAATTTTTAATACCGCAGGAATTACCTTAATTGAGTAGATTATTGCTAATGCAATATATAACACTGCGTACACAATATTTACCGCCATAATACCAAATGCAGGGAATCCAGCGACCGCAGTTGCAATTGCTTGTGCCGCAAAATAAAGTAATAATAAGGCCAAATTAACGCAATAATATGAGCTAAAGATAGTAAAACTATGAATGGTATAGATAATATATTTAAGAAAATTGATACAATAAATTGAAGGAAATCAAAGTTTCTGACCGCATCATTAACAGGAAATTTATTGTTTTCACTTTGACACGCTCTATCGGTAATTTCTTTAATACCCAAATGTCTTGCTCTATTTTTACCATTTTTATATCTATCAATGAATGAACTAATTGTATAAACTTTATTATAATTAAATTCATAAAAAGTATCTTCACAATCAATTGCGGATTGTTTATCCACATAATCATCCCAATCTAAACTAAATGCGTAAGATCTAATCACATCAAAATAACCTTGATCGTAATATGTGAATATAATATTTTGTGGTTGTGTAATATCAATCGCATTTGAACTTATAACAACCGTATTTGTAATGTTTGGTAATGGAATACTTTCAATACTACCATAATAAGGTGTGCCGTTAATTGTGATTGAAAAATTCCCCTCGTTATTAACTGAACTACTAAAAACTAAACCTCCTTGAGGTATGGTAAGTGTTGATCCCGTTACTCCAGGATTAAACAAGAAATCATAATTAACGGGATTTGTATCTGTAGGATCATTTGTTGGTGAGTCCCATCCGTGTTCTTTAACGTTTGGAACAAGGTAACTACCCCTTTGGAAATCGTTTAATAATCCTTGTTCATTTTGCCATTTAACTTTAAATCTATATTTACCTTTTGTTGGTATTCCAATAGTTGGATCGTTAGATATTACTTGTTCCCCAAATTCATTTGTTGTAACATAATCAATATTCATTGGTACATTGATTAACCATGTACCATCTCCATCAATTACTTTACCATCTTGCTCTAAATTATGTTTTTCAAGTATCGGATCCCCGTTAATATCAACGTTAATCGTTTGTCTAATCGCTAATATTTGACCAGGTCCTGCAACCAAATCACACATATTACCCGTGTTAATTTTTGGTTTACAATTTTTCTTAACCGAATCTTCATTTGCGGTAGAAACAATAGACCCCATAAATACAGATGTAGGTTGTATATTAATATTTGCCGATGCCGTTAAATCAAAATCTACTCGTGTAATACCCAACAAACATACTTCAGGTTCCCCCCATAATGGTTGGATGTTAATCGTTTTGTTTAATGTTATTAATTGAGGTAGTTCTCTAAGGTTGGTTGATGTTTTAAATTTATTCCCATCAAACTGACCTTCACCCGCAAGGTTCAAACTAATCAAATCTTGTGGTGATAACGAAAAACATCCAATGTCGGATAAATCAACATCCATAACAATTGTTTGTTCTCCTGTAGGAACACCAAAAATCATGTAGTCACCACTTTGATTTGTTTTTGTGGTGAATTTATAGTATTTGTCGTAAACCTCAACTAAAGAAAAATTGGTTAAAACATCTTCCCTTTCAGGGAATGTCCCTGTGGCTGCATGACCTGTGTATGATGGTTTATAAGGTAATAAATTGTATCTATATCCGTCAGCATTTAAATCTTCCAAATTTGTATAAGGGTATAGTTCAGATATGATCGGATTTAATTGATCTTCTTCACTAATAGGTATGAATACCGATACCTTGGCGTTAGGTAATCCAAACCCTCCATTTGTCAATACACGACCAACTACAACACCATAATCAGAACATAAACGAGTATAAATATCATTCTGTACTATCTTTAGAGATAAGATTTCTAAAAATTCAAAATCTTGGTCTAACTTAATTTGTATTGATTTATCAACTCCAGGTTGAGTCCTTATTCTATATGATTTAGGCATTTACGATTCTTTTTTGATAAATAGTTTATTTCCTATTTTCAAAAAATAATTCTTTTATTTCAAAAATAAATCATCAAGAGAAATTCACCGTTGTTAAGTTCAACACCCTTACATTAATATCTTTGTTTGGGTACTTAATTTGGTAAATTTGTGTTGGTTCAGCAAAGATCGTATCCGCAACCAAACTGATTTGTTTTGTTGTTGGGTCGGAATATGATTGTGATGTTTGTGATGACGAATATTGTCCTCCAATCTTATTAAAGAAACTAATGTCAGATATGCTGATTACACCATTTTCATTTTGAATCAATCTTCTAATTTCTGACACATAAACATTCTCACCCATTTGTCTTTGTAATGGACTAAAATAGTTTGTAATAATATCAATAATTTGAGTAACAACCGATCCTTGATTTTGACTACCATCTAAAACAACATCAACTGAAATACCCAAGTCAATAACATTTGCGGTTTCAACTGAAATATAATCATTTATCATTCTATAGTTTGATAAATAATTTGCAACATTATTTTTAAGGGTGTTAGAAATTACTTCGGTTAATTTACCATTTGAGTCGTAAGACAACATTTTGATCTTAATCTTATTGTTTTCTTCAGTAATAGCAACCTTACCAGGTGCCCCAAATTGTGAAGGCATATTTCTTAAAATAGATTCGTAGTCATTGATGGTTACCGCTCTGTTTTGAGCCGCAAAGTTATAAGTAACATATTGTCTAACTTCTTCAGTTGTTGGTGCGTTTGCTCCACCAATTGCCGCAGTTACGTTGTTACAACTTAATGAATTAACTACGGTATTGTTGATTGATTCGGAAGGTCCATTCACAAAGAAAGATACCGTACCGATTTGATTAATAACATTAACACCTAAGTTTGTTGCTTGACCACCACCAACTCTATACTGAACAAACAATGTTGAGTTTGATTTTAATGCCGATCCTAATGCCAAATTATTAATATATTTACTTAATTCTAAAGTATAACCATTTCTTGCAAAATCTCTAAGTTGTTCGTCAGCAGAAACATTACCACCACCAAAAGTCATTTTTAAGAAACCTTCAGGTGTGTATTCACTGATAAATTTATCTGATGTTTGAATATACTTACCGACTTTAATTCCAGGTTGATCAGAAACTTTAGAAGGATCTTCAACAAATATTCTGTCTTCGGCCAATGCTTGTACTTCATACCATCTATTATCCAAACCTAAAAATTCTTGTGGTGTGGGGATACTTGTATATTGTGTTCCGTCTTTCAATAAAACACTTGTAATACCTAATACATTTTTTTCAGGTAAAAACATTTCAAAGAATGGTTTAACATCATTTGGAGTAATGACTCTTTTGAATACTTTTGTTGCTCCGTTAACAACAACTTCTCTTTTAACAATCGTATAATTTAATAACTTACCTGTTGTATCAAAATTAGGTATTTTTAATCTATTTGGTGATCCTTCAGCATTAACGGGAGATGAAAAATCAATATCATATACGGTTTCAAATGGTTGTCCTGCACCATTAACTTGTGATCCTCGTCTTAATATACCACAATACCTCAAGTCCTCTCTATCTCCAAATGCGGGTACAGTAATTGCAAAATCAACTAACGCAACTGAAGGTCTTAATCCTGGTATCTTTAAACCATAAGTTCTTGCAATATTATAAATTGATGATTTCTGTTGAGCGTATTGTAATACGGTTTCTTGGATACTTCTATCAATGTTGAATTGTAGGTTGTCGGTAACCGCAGCGTTTAGATCTAATAATACCGAGAACACACCCGCATCATTAAAGTTCTGAACTAATTCAGGATAATACGTTCTTGTGAAATTTATCAGTTCGGTTCTTATTCCTTGGAAATCCCTAGTTGTATAAGATATTTTTTTATTTGCCATATATTATTAAATATTGATAATTACAAAATCACTTGAGTCAAATGCATTGTTCGTGTTTCTATAATCAATTCTTATTTTTGCGGTGTGTTCTAATTGACTGATATTAGGTACGGTAAATTCTTTTTTACCCTCACTATTAACATACGTTCCTTTATTTTCATCTTCAGTTGATGCGTCGGTAATTCTAATATTTGTAATTAAAATCCCTGGCATATACTTTTGGACTGAATCCCTAATTTCTGATTCCATTTCACTAAATGTTGGTCCGTCAAGTGGTTCAAATATATACTCATATAATCTACTACCAAAATCAGGTAAGAAATATCTTGTACCTTTACGACTTAATAATAAATGAACTAAACTACTTCTAATTTCTTCATCAGAAGTGTCAGAACAATCTAAATATTTACCAACGTAAGAATCCACGAAAGGAAAACTAATTCCGTATGTTATACCATTTGCCATATCTAATAAATATAATGTTCAGATATTTTATATAAATAAAAAAATCACAACAATATGTTGTGATTCTTATAATGTTTAGGATGAACAACCGAAACAATCAAATTGACTATCTTCAGGTTTTGAAGGTAAATTCATATTTGAATAATCTACCTTAGGAACAAAAGGTGTTGCCTTTGGTTTTTCTATTTTAGACATATCAAACGCCAAGTGTTTTGCTCCTGTTGAAATCGCTTTGGTTCTAACATAGTAACAAAGTGTTTTCAATCCTTTTTCCCATGAGTGGAAGTGTGATGAGGTAATCTTTGATAATGTTGGATTCGCCATATAGATATTCATTGATTGTGATTGGTCAATGAATGGTGCTCTATCTGCCGCCATGTCAATCAATTCTCGTTGTGAAATCTCCCAAATTGTTTTGTACTTAGGTATTAAGTGTTCAATTCGTTTAACCTTTTTATTGTAATGTTTATCTTCAGGATCTAAATAATTATTAAAATTAATATTTTGAATTGATCCTTCATTGATGATGATTTCATTTTTAAGATCTTCAGACCAAATACCAAGTTTTTCAAAATCATTGATAAGGTACTTATTCACAATCATAATCTCCCCACCGACAACTCGTCTGTTAAACAATGCCGAGTGAGCAGGTTCCGTCATTTCAAAAGATCCCGTAATCTTCGCTGAAGACGCCACAGGCATTTGTGCGGTGAATAATGAATTACATACCCCAAATTCTTTCACATCTTCTTTAAGTTGATTCCAATTCCAGTAACCTGATAAATCATTTTCATTTAATCCCCACATATCAAATTGGAAAATACCTTGCGACATTGGCGATCCTTCAAAGAACTTATAAGGTTCGTATTCTTTGTTCTTACAAAGTTTATTACTTTCGTAAATCGCCGCGTAATAGATTGTTTCAAAAATTTGTTTGTTCAATATTCTTGCCTCTTCATCAGTAAAAATTAGATCAAGTAAATAAAATACATCGGCTAATCCTTGTGTTCCAATTGCGATCGCTCGTTGTTCCAACCCACCTTTAAGTCCTTTATCTGTTGAGTAGTTATTAATATTAACAACTTTATTCAACGCCCTAACAACTTTTCTTACTTCAGTGAATAACAATTGGAAATCAAAACTATTGTTCTGAATAAAGTTCTTCAATACCATTGAGGACAATGTACATATCGCAGTAGTTTCTTCATCGGTAAATTGATAAATCTCATTACATAAATTAGATTGTTTGATTACGCCGATATTTTGGTGGTTAGTTTTTCTGTTTGCACTATCTTTAGAACATAGGTAAGGAACACCAGTTTCAACTTGGGATTCAACAATTTTTGACCAAATATCTTGAGCCTTAACTTTCTTACCCAATCCAAGTGATACTGCTTGATCATACATTCTTTCGTATTCATCACCATAACATTCTTGTAATGGTTTAAGTCCTGACTTTGCAATATCATTAGGACAGAATAAATACCAATCAGTATTATTCTTAACCGCTCTCATAAAATTATCAGGAATCCAAAGTGCGGTAAACAAGTCACGTGCTCTTAATTCCTCCGCTCCTGTATTCTTTTTAATATCAAGAAGATCTATAATGTCTTTATGCCAAGGCTCCAAATAGATTGCTGCACTACCAGGTCTTCTACCTTGTTGATTAAAGAATCTCAATGACTCATTAACAATTTTAAGGTATTTTAACAATCCACCTGCATAACCACCTGAACTATTGATACGACTTTCCTTACTTCTTTGGTTAGACATACAAAGTCCAATTCCCGCAGCATCTGCCGAGTATGTTGAAATGTCGTTCAATGTATCCAACAATCCCATTCTTGAATCTGAATTATTGTAATGTAAAACACAAGACGCTAATTGAGGAATTTTTGTCCCTGAATTAATCATGATTGGTGTTGCTGGTGAAATTCGTTGTTCAGATAATGATTTGTAATAATCAAACGCCTCCTCCATTGTGTTGGTTACCCATAGGGCAACTCTCATATACATATGTTGTGGTCGTTCAACTACTTCACCTGTTGGTCGTTTCAACAAATACATTTCTTGTAATGATCTCCAAGCGAAATAATCAAAATTATAATCATTATCGTGGTTAATAACCGCATCAATAATTTCAGCACCATACTCATTGATCGTCTCAATCAATTTTTCATTAACAACACCATCGTTATACAACAATTTCATTGTGTCGGAAAAACTTTCATTTGTTTCTTTATGATATGATGAAATCGCAACTGATGATGCTAAACGTGAGTAATCGTGATGACTACCAGTATATGCCGCAGCAATCTCG